TGTTGTAGCTGGTCAGGACGATGCTGTTGCTTCTGCTGAGCAGATCAACAAAGTTGAGAACTACCGTGACCCAGACAGCTTTGCTGACATTGTACGTGGTATGCACCTTTACGGACGCAAGATTCTGCGCCCAGAGGCACTTCTCACAGCACGTTACAACGCTGCCTAAATTACTTAGTTTGTCGGGCTGGTCTCTCACGAGGCTGGCCCTTCAACACACTTAACGGTAGGATAACTCTATGGCTACTTACGTATCACTAGTTAATGAATTACTAAGACGCATGAATGAAGTCACACTTGATACAGCAGGTGATGGCTTTGATACTGTGCGTAATGTTCAAGCCTTAGCTAAGGATGCAATCAATAGTAGCATTAGACTTATTCTTCAGAACGGTCAAGAGTGGCCCTTCCTTAAGACTACCTACACACAAACTCTTACTACTGGTACACGTCAGTATAGCTTCCCTGCAGACTATTCAAGTGTAGACTGGGATACGTTCTATATTAAAAAGCTTGAGTCAGAGCAGAACGGCCCTCGCCGCTTGAAGGCTATCTCTTATGAAGATTACATTCAGAACTATAGATCTTCTGACGATAGCGGAGATACAGTAAACGGTGAGTCTGCCCCTTCAGTAGTTTATCAGACTTATGGAGAGGCCTTTGGTGTTACCCCTGTACCCAATGCGGCCTATGAGATTGAGTACGTATACTGGTCTTTCCCTAGTGACCTTACAGTTTATAATGACGTGGCTGTTATCCCTGATCGTTTTAAGCATGTACTTATTGATGGTGCAATGATGTTTATGATGCGCTTCCGTAGCAACGAGCAGAGTGCTGCAATGCACCAGAATAACTTTGAGGATGGCATCAAGTCTATGCGCCGTGTCTTAATGGATGATGCTATTGAGATCCGCTCTACAGTAGTTACACGAGGTAGTACATCTTCTTTTAGTGGCGGTTACTAATGGCTGATAATCTAGCCTCCTTTAAAGTCTTCTGCCAGGGTGGTCTTAACACCAGTCGTGATGTGCTATCACAGGGTGAGACACAGCCGGGTTCAGCTATCTCGTTGATTAATTACGAGCCTGCTGTTACTGGTGGTTACCGTAAGATTAGTGGCTACAGCAATGACTATGGCACAGTACCGGGCTTTGGCAACGTGTTGGGTGTATGCGTAGCTAACGGTGTTAACGATGGCATCCTAGCTGCACGACACGACAACGGTAGTACAAACTACTTATATTACTGGAATGACAGTACAGATGCATGGGTGACTATCACTACTCCTGGCTCTGTAGATGTATCTACTTACCCTAAGGTACGCTTTACTCGTTATAACTGGGGTACACCTGAGGTGGTTGTAACTGATGGTGTTAATCCTGCTGCTACGTATGACGGTACAACCTACACACAGATTACTAATGCTAATGCGCCCAGCGCACCTAAAGTATCTCATACGTTTCAAAACCACTTATTCTTAGCAGGTGATGCTACTGAGCCTACTAACCTGTGGTTCTCTGCACCCTACAGTGAGACTGACTTTGATCCTGCAGACGGTGCGGGTGTTATAAACGTAGGCTTTCCTATTGTAGCTATCAAGTCTTTTCGTGATGCATTATACATCTTTGGATCCAACAACATCCGTAAACTCGTAGGTAACAACATTGCAGACTTTGTATTGCAAGAGGTTACAGATGACTTGGGTTGCTTAGCTACGGATAGTGTAGTTGAGATTGGTGGGGATCTACTATTCTTATCTCAAGATGGTTTGCGTCCGGTTACTGGTACTGATAAAATTGGTGACGTTAACCTTGAGACAGTATCGAAGGACATCCAGTCGGTCTTTACTGATGTAGTCTTTGACGTAGACTTAGATAAGTTAGACGCTGTAGTTATCAGACAGAAGACGCAGTTTAGGTACTTCCTTGGTGCAGCGGATGGTCAAGGTATTATTGGTGGCTTTAGGCAGACACCTAACGGCTTGCAGTTTGAGTATGGTCAGATGTTAGGTGTATTCACTACGTGTGCTACCTCTGGTTATATTGGTCAGAATGAGTTTGTTATACACGGTGATAGCAACGGTAAGGTACACCGCCAAGAGCAAGGTAATAACTTTGACGGTGAGGCAATCTTTAGTGTATTCCAGACGCCCTTCTTTCATATGCAAGACCCAGAGCAGCGTAAGGTATTCTACACGGTAGCTACTTACTTGCGTTCTGAGGGTGACAATGAGATAATCATGTCTGCCTTGTACGACTATGAAGATGTAGATACATTACGCCCCACAAACTTTACACTAACAACTGAAGGCGCAGCTGCATACTACAACGAAGCTCTATATGACAGCACAGCAATCTTTGATGGTAACCCTGCCCCTGTACAGCGTACAAACATTTCAGGTTCGGGTATGTCAGCATCATTTAAATACGTAACCAATGACACAAGTGCCTCACACAGTATTCAAGGCATAGTGATTACTTTCGGGGTGGGAGATAGACTCTAAATGGCGGGATATACCAGACAGTCCGTAGCTGACATTATCGCAAATGCGGTTATCAAAGCTGCACCAGTAAATGCAGAGTTTAACGCTATCCGTGATGCTTTCAACAACAGCACGGGTCACAAACATGATGGCACTTCTGCTGAAGGTACTTACGTACCACTCATTGCCGATCTTGATGGTCAGAACAAAGTAGTCGTAGATACAGTAAACAACCGTATCAGTGTATACACAGAGGTGAGTGGCTCTGCAGTAGAACAGTTACGCATTCAAGACGGTGCTATTGTACCTGTAACTGACGATGATGTGGACTTGGGTGCAGTAGGTGCAGAGTTTAAAAACCTGTATATTGATGGTATTGGTTATATTGACTCTGTAGTTATTACAGGCGGTACTATTGACGGTACAGTTATCGGTGGTACTACTCCTGCTGCTGCAGACTTTACTACAATGGACACTACAGGTAACGCATCTGTAGGCGGTACGTTTAATGTAACGGGTACGTCTACCTTCACAGGTGCTATGTCTGCAGGTAGCCTTACCACTACAGGAAACTCTACCCACGCTACAGTAGACATTAACGGCGGTGCTATTGATGGTACTACTATCGGTGCTTCTAGTGCTGCTGCGGGTACATTCACTACAGTAACAACTACAGGTCAGGCTACACTGGCAACTGCTGACATTAACGGTGGTACTATTGATGGTTCAGTTATTGGTGGTACAACTCCACAAGCTGTAACAGGTACAACCATCACAGCTAACACAGGCTTTACTGGTGCGCTTACAGGCAATGTCACAGGCAACGTAACAGGTAATCTGACTGGCAATGTAACGGGCGATGTAACGGGTGACCTCACTGGTAACGTAACTGCCGCTACTGGTACAACTACACTGAATGACCTTGTAGTTAATGGTACTGTAGACTTCACAAGTACAGCCCTGCTTAACGTCAGTGATCCTACTGCACCACAACACGCTGCTACGAAGAGCTATGTAGACACTGCAGATGCACTCAAGCTGGACAAAGCTGGCGGTACGATGTCTGGTGACATCACTATGGGTGGCAATACTGTAACAGGTTTGGGTACTCCTACTCTTAGCACGGATGCAGCCACTAAAGGTTATGTAGATGCTGAGGTAACAGCACTCGTTGACGCAGCCCCTGGCACACTAGACACGCTGAACGAACTAGCTGCTGCGCTGGGCGATGACGCTGACTTCTCTACTACTGTAACAAACAGCATTGCTACTAAGCTGCCCCTTGCTGGTGGCACGATGACTGGCGACATCACTATGGGCGCTAATGCAGTTACATCGACTGCCGCACCTACTACAGATGATGAACTTACTCGTAAGGGCTATGTAGATACACAAGATGCACTGAAGCTAAACCTGTCTGGTGGAACCATGTCGGGTGCTATTGCTATGGGTACATCTAAAGTTACTGGCTTGGGCGATCCAACAGCTAACCAAGATGCAGCTACTAAATTGTACACTGACACACAGGATGCTACTAAGTTGAACCTGTCTGGTGGTACTATGACAGGTGACCTTGTACTAGGTTCTAACAAGGCTACCTCTACGGCTACACCTACAGCTAACGATGATCTGACACGCAAGGGTTATGTGGATGGTATTCTTGGTTCAGCCACTGCTGCTGCCGATAGTGCCGCTGCTGCCGCTACTTCAGCTAGTAATGCTGCAACAAGTGAGACTAACTCAGGTAACTCTGCCGCTGCAGCTGCTGCATCTTATGATGACTTTGATGATCGTTACCTTGGCGCTAAAGCTTCTGCTCCTACTGTAGACAATGATGGTGATGCTCTTGTAACAGGTGCGCTGTACTGGAACAGTACTTCTGACGAGTTGTACGTTTGGAGCGGCTCTGCGTGGGAACAGGGTAGCTTTACTGCAGGGTCTTTGCTCTCTAGTGTTGTAGAGGACACAACGCCACAGCTAGGCGGTGACCTAGATAGTAACGGTAACGATATACTATTCGGCGACAACGACAAGGCCATCTTTGGTGCTGGCAGTGATTTGCAGGTGTATCACGATGGGTCTAATAGTTGGATAAAAGATGAAGGCACAGGCGTTTTAGCAATTACAACAAATGGAAATGGTATTGGCTTTTATGACTCAACTGGCACAGAGGCTATGTTGTTTGCGACTAAGGACAACGCTGTAGATTTATATTTTAATGGTTCTAAAAAACTCGCCACTGCCTCTAACGGGATCACAGTCACGGGCAATGTTGCAGCGGATAGCATTTCTCTTAATGACAACGATATTGCATACTTTGGGACCAGCAATGACCTACAGATTTATCACGATGGGTCTAATAGTTACATTAGGGATATTGGCACAGGCAACCTTAACGTATCTGGTGATGAGGTTCGTATACTCAATGCAGGTAATAGTGAACTTAAGGCACTGTTTACAACTGACGGTGCGGTAGAACTTTACCACAACAACGCAGTCAAACTCACCACCACCTCCACAGGCGTAGACATTACAGGCGAACTCATTGCCGACAGCTACAACGAGACCTATGCCGCTGTCACATCATCTAGCAACGCCACAACGGTCAACTGTGAGAACGCCAACAGCTTCAGCCATGTACTGACAGAGAACACTACGTTCACGTTCAGCAACCCACCTGCAAGCGGTACGTCATACACGTTCAGCATTGAGATCATCCAAGACAGCGGTGCATCTGGCTACACAGTCACATGGCCCTCAAGTGTTGACTGGCCTGCTGCTACTGCTCCTACTCTGACAGCTACAGCTTCAGCTAAGGACATCTTCGTGTTCACCACCCGTGATGGTGGGACTAACTGGTATGGGTTCACAGCTGGTCAGGCATTAGCATAAGGAGCTACAATAATGGCTACTAAGAAAAAGATGCTACAGGCTGCGGCTGGTAATGCTGGCGGTGCTGGCCTAAACGTAGAAGAGGTGTTCAGCACTTATTTGTATGAGGGCAATGGCTCTACACAGACGATCACCAACGACATTGACCTTGATGGCGAAGGTGGTTTGGTTTGGTTGAAGGGTCGTAATAACGGAAACTCTCATTACCTTCACGACTCTGAACGAACTATAACGAAATGGCTTCAATCTCAAACTACAGCCGCAGAGCAAACCAATGGACCAGTAACTTCGTTTAACTCTGATGGGTTTTCATTAGGGTTTGGGCAAGGCAATGGTGGCGCAAACTCTAGTGGAGACACCTTCGCCTCTTGGACATTCCGCAAAGCCCCTAAGTTCTTTGATGTGGTGACTTGGACTGGGACAGGTTCTGCTCAGAACATTAGCCATAGCTTAGGCAGCGTTCCCGGTATGATTTTAGTATGTAACACAGGTAGTGGTGCTAATTGGGGTGTATATCACAGGCAGCTTAATAACGGTACAGATAGAGGCCACTGGAGAATACAACTTAACACAACAAGTGCAGAGGTTAATCAAAGTACATTCTGGAATGATACTGCCCCTACTGATTCAGTTTTTACGGTAGGTAGTAATGCTGCAACAAACGACACTGACAACACATACGTTGCCTACCTATTTGCACACAACGATGGTGACGGCGAGTTCGGTGCTGATGGTGATGCTGATATTATCAAGTGTGGGAGTTACACTGGTAATAATAGTGGCGTTGAGATTGACCTTGGGTTTGAACCCCAGTGGTTTATGTGTAAAAAAACTAACGGTGGGTCAGACTGGCAAATCTTTGATACAATGCGTGGTATGCACTTTGGTACTACTACCCAATCAGTGCGTCTAAGCCCAAACACTTCTGGTGCAGAGACTAGCCAGCTTATCATCGGCCCAAGCCCAACTGGCGTATCAATCCCTGATGCAAGCGATAGTGTTAATATTAACGGTGGCAACTACATCTACATCGCCATTCGCCGTGGCACTAAAGTGCCTGAGAGTGCGGATGAGGTGTTTGCTGGCGTTAAAAGTATTAACCCCGGTGATCCCACTTTTATATCTGGTTTCCCTGTAGACATGAGTATCCATAAAGACACAACTGGTGGTGAAACAATCAATGGCGCAAGGCTAATACAGAATAGAAAACTCTCAATAAATACAACCGCTGCGGAAGGTAGCGGAAATGATGAAATGATGTATGACGCTATGAATGGTTTTTATAGCCCCCTTGATTATGGTTCCCCTCCCGGTGCAATAGGCAGCACTAACTTTATTAGTTGGATGTGGAAACGTGCGCCGGGTTATTTCGATGTGGTTACTTACAGCGGGAACTCAACATCAGGACGTACTGTAAGCCATAACCTTGGTGTTGCACCTGAGATGATCTGGTTTAAGAAAAGAAGTGCAGGGGTAAATTGGTTAGTACATCATAAAGATTTAACAGGTAGTTACCCAAGTTCAAGGAACTACTTATCTTTAAATCTAAGTAGTAATCAGTCTACCACATACCAAGCTCTTACAACTGCCCCAACTGAGTCAAGCATGTCGCTCTCATCACAAAGCATTGTAAACGCCTCTGGTGACACCTACATCGCCTACCTCTTCGCAAGCCTTGATGGTATATCGAAGGTGGGGAGTTACACGGGTAACGATGGGACACAAACTATCGACTGTGGGTTTACAACAGGTGCTAGGTTCATCCTTATCAAACAAACAAGTGGTAGAAATTGGTACATTTGGGATACTGAACGGGGCATTAATGTCGCTAGTGATCCTTTTCTTGCATTGAACAATACCGATAGCGAAGAACCTGGTCAGGATGAGATTGACGCACATGCTAGTGGGTTTATTATTAATAGTCCCGGAGGCTCTGGTGACGCAGAAATAAATAAGTCTGGCAAAACCTACATCTTTTACGCAATAGCATAATCAAACTCATCTGAAAGGATCAATCTAATGAGTGAATACCGCAACAGAACAACAGGCGAAGTTAAGACACAAGGGCAATGGCGTTCAGCTAACCCTAACATGTCTTTACCTCGTGTATGGAAAGCTGCAACACTGGATGCACTGGACTTAGATGCAGTCCTACGCAGCCCAGCGGCTACAACAACAGCATACCAAACGTCTGCCCGTGATGGCGTAGAGCAAGACGCTAATGGCAACTGGGTAGAGAAGTACGTTGCCCGTGACATGTTCGCTGATACGACTGAGGATGGCGTAACAACCACCAAGGCACAGCATGAGACCGCCTATCAGGCCACGCTAGATGCCAAGACTGCCACAGCTAACCGCACAAAGCGTGATACTCTCTTAGCTGAGACAGACTGGATGGCTTTGTCAGATGTAACTATGACTGCTGAAATGACTACATACCGTCAAGCTCTACGTGACATTACAACCCATGCTAACTGGCCTAATCTTGATGAGGCTGACTGGCCTACTAAGCCATAGTATAATGCTCTGTGTCCTTGCATTTGTTTCGTTTAATCATGCTTGGACACAGGGCGGTAACCAACTGTTCCAGTACTGTTACTACGACTGTGGCCTTAAGAAGAATGGCTTGTGGTACGACAGAGTGTACAGGGTGAGCTATACCTATAACTGCCCTATTGAGATTAAGTATAAGTGAGTAGAAGTATGGACAAGGTAAAACTCCCTATTGCTCTTGTTGTAGCTATGGCTGCTCAACTTGCTGCAGGTGTCTGGTGGGTGTCTCAACAGGCTGCAACTATTGCAAGCTTAGAGGAGACTGTCAGTC